TCAAGCGCCTCATGTTTCTATCTGGCATTACAAGTTGGACGAGATCGAGGAAGTCGCCGATCCATCGACTTGGTTGAAGGCTAATCCTAATCTTGGTAAGACAGTCACCTATGATGTGTATCATCTCGACGTAGAAAGAGCTGAGAAAGCGCCTGCATCAAGGAATGACATTCTTGCTAAGCGATTTGGAATTCCTATGGAGGGGTACACCTACTTCTTCACATACGAAGAGACCCTTACTCACAGGTCAAGAGAATTCTGGGGGTTGCCGTGTGCTCTTGGAGCGGACCTTTCCCAAGGAGACGACTTCTGTGCGTTTACGTTGATGTTTCCGTTCCAGAATTACTCGTTTGGCGTCAAGACACGGAGTTATATAACCTCTTTGACTTTGATGAAGCTTCCGGGTGCGATGAGGATGAAGTACGAGGAGTTCATTGCCGAGGGAAGTCTTCACGTCCTAGATGGAACTGTGCTAGACATGATGGAAGTGTATGACGATCTTGACGCGTTTATTTTAAGAAACGAGTATGACGTTAGATGTCTTGGATTTGATCCATACAACGCCAAGGAATTCGTCACTCGATGGGAGACTGAGAATGGGCCCTTCGGGCTAGAGAAAGTGATCCAAGGATCACGAACAGAATCAGTTCCTCTTGGGGAATTGAAGATTTTGGCAGAAGAGCGAAAGCTCATATTTGATCAGGAGCTCATGTCATTTGCTATGGGAAACGCGATTACTTTGGAAGATACCAATGGTAATCGAAAGCTTCTCAAGAAGCGTGCTGACGAAAAGATCGATAATGTCTCGGCCATGATGGATGCATACGTCGCATATAAAGCCAACAAGGAGGCCTTTGAGTGACAGATGATGATGTCAACGACTTCCTTGAACATTTCGGCGTCAAAGGTATGCGATGGGGTGTTCGTAACGAAGATGAATCAGGTGGTAAGGATTCTGCAGTACAAAAAGCACTGAAAGAGAATCCTCCACCGAAACTTTCCAAGAAACAACAGAATCAACTGGCGATCAATGAGAAGAAACATGATGCCAAGTTTGATGTGAGTGAAGATGAGGCGCCCAAGGGATGGCGTCCTACTAAAACTCAAATTGCTGTTGTTGCTGTCGGTGCAGTGGCTGCCGGAGCGATCATATACAAGGTTAAAACTGGTAATAAGTTACCTACAGATGGTTTTTCTGAAGGTGATTATCTGAAAGCGGTTCGTTCTGCGGAAACTCCGAGTTGGGTACCTGGTTTCGCTGGCAAACATATGTCACGAGCAGATTTCAAAGGACTCATCGATAATTCAAAGGGTAGAGTGTGGACAGGAGAACACATCACTGCCGAATCATTTCGTCATGGAGAATTGGAATTTGGAAAGGGTCACAAGTTCTTTCGAATTTCAAGAGCAGTGGAGAATTCCTTCAGTGATGCTACATACGCCACGGCAAGCGAGTCTGATTTTACCCGATATTTACATGCATTTAGTTTATCTCCTGCACTAGATGCTCAAAGAATCACCTTTGATGCAGCCGATTCGGTAAAGATCCCTAAATTACATACTCAACTCGAAACAATGCGTCGTGTGTTGGTTGGTGAAGGAAGAACCAAGGTAAAACCATCCGAAGTAATCGAAGAATTTTCAGGAATGTCTGGTGGAGGATGGTCAAGTCCCAGAGCTCGTAATTTCATATCTTTGCTAAGAGCTCAAGGATATCATGGAATTGTAGATCAAATGGATGCTGGTGTTTATGGAGAAACCCCCTTGGTTTTGTTTGACAAAACCAGATTTGGGGCCAAATCAGCCACTCCTCTTGCATCTCTTGATTTGAAGCATTATGCAAGTTTGTTGACCGATATTTCAAATCGAAGATAAGAGGAGGTGATTGATCTTGCCGATTTTGGATCGAATTAAGGGCGCCTGGAATGCGTTCCGTAACACCGATCAATTCGATGAATATGCATATGGTTCCACTACTTATTATGGTGGCATGCCACCGTCTAGACCAAGACGGTTCATCTACAGTGAACGATCGATTGTTTCATCCATCTACACTCGAATCAGTATCGATGTTGCTGGAATCATACTGAAACACGTCAAGCTGGATGAACAAGGTCGTTATTTGAGAGATATGGAAAGCGCTCTGAACGATTGCTTCACTCTTGAAGCCAATATTGATCAATCTCCTAGAGCGTTCAGACAAGATATCACAATGACACTCTTCGACAAGGGTGTTGCTGCTGTTGTTCCAGTGGATACTACGAGAAATCCGGAAACCAATGCTGTCTTTGACATCCACACAATGCGTGTTGGAGAAATTGTAAGTTGGTATCCGAAGCACGTTCGACTCAATGTCTATAATGAGAATCGTGGTCGACGTGAAGAGATTACTTTGGAAAAGCGATACGTAGCAATCATTGAGAATCCTCTTTATGCCGTCATGAACGAGCCGAACTCAACTCTTCAGCGATTGATTCGAAAGTTGAGTCTTCTCGACAGTGTTGACGAGCAATCAAGTTCTGGGAAGTTGGACATTATCATCCAGCTTCCGTATGTAATCAAATCCGAAGCCAAGCGACAGCAAGCAGAGAGACGTCGTGAGGACATCGAGTTTCAATTGAAGGGTAGCCAGTACGGCATTGCCTATACTGATGGAACCGAGAAGATCACACAGCTAAACCGACCTGCCGAGAACAACCTACTCAAACAGGTCGAGTATCTCACCAACATGCTGTACAGTCAACTCGGTCTCACGCCTGAAGTCATGAATGGCACGGCCAACGAAGAAGCAATGCTCAATTACTTCGGTCGTACAATTGAGCCTATCATCGATGCCATCATCGAATCCATGCAAAGAGCGTTCCTTGGGCCCCAGGGTACGCATAATGATGAACGGATCAGATACTTCAGAGATCCGTTCAAGCTTGTTCCTGTAAATGAGATCGCCGAGATTGCTGACAAGTTCACTCGTAATGAGATTCTTACAGCAAACGAGATCAGAGGATACATGGGAATTCCTCCATCTTCTGATCCAAAGGCCGATCAACTTGTCAACAGTAACATGCCGCAATCACAACCAGAATTGGAAACTAAACCAATGTTAGCAATTGAGGGGCCTCGCTCTTTGGAAAGGAACAGTCAAAATGGAAGCTGATTTCAGCGGCTATGCAACCAAGGCTGGACTCAAGTGCTCCGACGGTCGAACCATCATGCCTGGCGCGTTCAAACATCAGGACCAAATGCGTGTCCCTCTTGTTTGGCAGCATGGTCACACAGACCCGGAGAATGTCCTCGGACATGCCGTCCTCGAGAATCGGGATGACGGTGTCTACACCTATGGTTACTTCAACAAGTCCGTCAAGGCCGTTCATACGAAGGGCCTGCTCGAGCATGGTGACATCAACATGCTCTCTATCTGGGCGAACGAGCTCGTAGAACGAGCTGGTCGAGTTCTTCATGGAGCAATTCGTGAAGTGAGCCTTGTTCTGTCCGGTGCCAATCCAGGTGCTCTCATCGAGAATGTCACGATTCGTCACTCTGATGGCGACGAGATCACTCTCGAAGACGAAGTCATCATCTACACGGGTCTCGAGCTTGAGCACGCCGCTGATGACGCTGAAGAAGCGGAAGACACCGAGGATGCCGAGACCATTCAGGATGTCTATGACTCAATGTCTGACAAGCAGAAGGAAGTCCTTCATTACATGCTTGGTCAGGCTTTGGAAGTTACCGAAGATAGTGCCCAACACGATAATGTCAAAGACGACGACTCCACCGATACAGATCAGGAAGGTAACGAGATGACCCGCAATGTTTTCGAGAAGGAAGATGTCAAGCCCGAGCGTCCGACTCTCTCGCATTCGGATATTGAAGGCATCGTTGCAGATGCAACCAAGATGGGTTCTCTCAAGGATGCCGTCGAAGCATATGCAATCTCCCATGGCATCAACGACATCGATATCCTGTTCCCAGAGGCACAGGCGCTTGGAAACACTCCCGAATTCTTCGCCCGTCGGACCGAGTGGGTCAACAAGGTCCTCGCTGGTACGAGGAAGAGTCCCTTCAGCAGGATCAAGACTCTCTCTGCAGACATCACCGTCGAAGAGGCTCGTGCCAAGGGCTACATCAAGGGCAACTTGAAGAAGGAGGAGTTCTTCGGAGTCGCCAAGCGGGTCACAATCCCGACGACCATCTACAAGAAGCAGAAGCTCGATCGTGATGACATGATCGACATCACTGACTTCGATGTGGTCGCCTGGCTCAAGGCAGAGATGCGTCTCATGCTCGATGAGGAGCTCGCTCGTGCAGTTCTCATCGGTGATGGTCGCGATATTGCCAGTGATGACAAGATCAACGAGCAGAACATCCGACCCATTGCAACGGATCATGAGCTGTATACGACGGTTGTCAATGTCAACATCGATGACGCCAACTCGTCTGTTGCGGAGCTCGTCGATGCCATCGTCATGAACCGTCAGTACTACCGTGGTACCGGTCTTCCCACGATGTACACCACCGAGACGTACATCGCCAAGTTCCTGACCATCAAGGACACCATCGGTCGT